CCTACTTCGGCAACCACTGCGCCAAGCGGGCGCTGCTGCAACGGATCCGAGCCGATCTCAACCTCTTACAGCGATCCGTATCTGCACCGGGTCTACTGGCTACTGAGGAATAGCTCAGGTGCGTATCTTGCTGCACTTTGCGGCACTGTGCTGCAGTGGGAATCCTCGGCCAATGCGGTACCGGAACAACTTCGCTTTGTTACCCATCAACGCGTGAAGTCGTACTGGCTTCAGCTAAGAGAACTAACCGCATTAGAGGATGAAGGGTTAGCCATAGAACCCGTTGATTTCTATGCCCACCGACAAACCCCTTATTTATGGTGTGCCTTAAATGAGTAGTGCAAAACGCCGTGTAGCTGAGGCCATCATTGATGGTCTGCAGCAAGAGGAGCAGCTAGCCAGCGCTAGTACTCCAAGGCGCCGGTATGGGCGCAGCACAAGGAGCGTGGCGGTTTGCGCGCATTTATGGCCTGACGTGATGGAGCTGGTTCGTCAACACGCCAACCAGCATCAACTCACCCCAAGCGGTGCCGTGCATGACGCGCTGCGCCGTTACTTCAAACTTCCACCCATTAACTGACTCATGCCTGATTTCGCACCCGACGCCTTCACGCTTTGGTTCAACTGCAACCAAGACCAGAAAACACAAGGCGCCTATTGGGCATCGTCCGATGTGCCGGTGGAAGAGATCGAGAAGCTCTACAACTGGGCGCTAACGCAGAACCCTGTGACTAACGACAAAGGGCAGCACTGCGTACAGATCCGAGCAAACCTGCGGCCCAAGGTCAGCAAAGCCGGCAATGACTACCTGCTGCTGGCCGTAAGCGATCAAAAGCCCAAGGCTGAATCCAGCAATTCGATGCCGTTCTGATGAATCCCGACTGCAACCCGATTGAGCAGCAAGCCGTGCAAGACCGGCTAGAGGCTGCCTACATCGCCAGCGGCCGCGCTGACAAAAGCCATCCCATGCACAGCCTTTACACAGGACTCCTCACTCAGACCGATGACGACAACACACAAGACGCTTGAGGATCTCCTCGCTGAGTGGTGGCGTGATAGTTACCCCCACGCCCAGCCGATCAACAACCAGACCGCTGCACTGATTGTCGCTTTTGCCGCTTGGGTACTGGCCAAGAAAGCACGGGAGGCCAACAATGATCAAGGCTGATCATTGGATTCGCCAGCGCTCTGAAGCCGGCATGATCCAGCCGTTTGAACCGACCCTGATCCGTCAGCTCGGCAGCCAGAAGGTGCTCAGCTACGGCTGCGGCTCTTACGGGTACGACATCCGCCTAAGCCCTGCTGATTTCCGTGTGTTTCAGCATGTGCCTGGAACGATCATGGACCCGAAGGCGTTTAACCCTGACAACCTGCGCAATGTCGAATTGCAAGGCGATTCAAGGGGTAGGTACTTTGTCCTGCCTGCCCATAGCTACGGCTTAGGTGTGGCCTTGGAAAAGCTGTGCGTACCTGAAAACGTCACGGTGATCTGCTTGGGAAAGTCGACCTATGCCCGGATGGGCGTGATTGCCAACATGACCCCAGCAGAAGCGGGCTGGCGCGGGCATCTCACCCTGGAGTTTTCTAACTCCTCAGGTGCTGACTGCCGCATCTACGCCAATGAGGGAATTTGTCAGCTGCTCTTCTTTGAAGGCGACAAATGTGATATCACATATGAGAAGCGGTCTGGCAAATACCAAGACCAAGACCATGGCGTAACGCTCGCCACGGTCTAATTAAAAGGGTGGCCGGTGGCTGGTCCTCACGCGGTGTCAGCCTCACCGCAGCCGGCCAGCTACGGACGCCCCGAGCCTTGATAAAGGTCGAGGCTCACAACATAGCCATTTTTTCTCCCTTCTGCTAATGGCTCAACCTGTTACTTCCGTCGACTGGATCCTCAAGCAGTCGCATCGCTATCCACTACTGACAGCTGAAGAGGAAATCATCCTGGCGCGTCATGTACAGAGCTGGTTAGCGCTTGGCGAGCTGGAGGCACCAGATAAACAGCAAAAAGCGACGATCGCTAGAGGACGGCGGGCGCGTGATCGCTTCTTCATGTCCAACATCCGTCTAGCCGTCAAAGTCGCTGGTAAGTATCACAAGTATGCTGGCACGCTCAACCTAGAGGATCTGATCCAAGAGGGCTTGATTGGCCTTGACTCGGCGATTGCTAAATTCGACCCCGAGCTTGGCTACAAGTTTTCTACGTATAGCTATTGGTGGATCCGCCAAGGCATCACCCGCGCGATCAACCGTTATAGCCGCATTATCCACCTACCGATGCAGGCGAATGACGCGATCCGCAAGGCAATGGACTATATGCAACAACAGATGCGCGCCACTGGCAAAATGCCGTCGCTGAACGAGACAGCAGACTACTGCAAGGTCTCAGCCAATTATTTATCCCACTATTTGAACCATAGCGTCAATCTGGTCAGTCTCGATGAGCGGATGGCTAGTGAGCGTGGTAGCGAATACATGGATATCGTTGCTGACCCCAGCAGTATTCAGCAAGAAACAGAGGATTTCGTACAGTTCGCTGACCAGTTGCACGATGCGGTTGAGCAGCTCAATCCTGTACACCAGAAAGTAATCAAAGAGCGCTACTTCAACAACAAGAAGCTGCCGACGACGTACCGCTGCCTGGCTAGTGATTTAGACATGACGCGGCAGTCGGTGCAGCAGCAGCACAACCGCGCCTTGATGAATCTGCGCGTCAAGCTGGCAGGGGCTGAAAAGCAGGTCGCTGCAAAGCCGCCATTGAAGCACTGTGAGATGCATCAACTGCGGCTAGAACTTACTGATCCTGCAACGCTTCCCGACACTCCAACTCAGCAATGCGCCGCGTAGCACCACGGATGATCAGACTTTGGTGAATGGTGAGCTGCCACAGCCTTAGGGCATGGGCCATCACTTGATCAGGCGTGCTATTGGCCAACGCACGTCTACCGCGTTCGAGCTCTAGATGGTGCTCTAATCCCATCTGCGGGGACATCCAATCACCCCAGGCCATAATGAAATGGGACATGCTCACTACAGCTTGCCGTTCGTGGAGCCAACTGTCGAACGGCTACTGACAGAGCGGGGCATCATTTGGCGTGTTTGTGGCTTGGGGTATTGCATTGAACATCAACAGCGTTGGCAGGCTGAGGTGATGTATGAATGCATGCTGGTTGCTAAAGGCTTAAGCAATCAAGCGAACAACCCTGAACAGTTTGACCAAGGGGATTAAGCCGCTGCTGGTGGCTCAGGGTCGTCCATTTCACGGCTTAGCCACAGCCTTGTATTGGCCTCGTCATAACTGATGTAGGTAATGCCATTGGCCATAGCCATCCATACTTTGACGCCAGTTCTGGGGCGTTCCACAGTCCATAGACCGGGCTGAATGCGGCGGCTGATGTTGGGTGTACTCATGGCTCGGCGATGATGCACCAACCGCTACGAACGCCCTCGACAAGCCAGCGCGGACCCCAATTGGCTTTGCTGTAGGCCAGCCCACCACCCTTGCTATTGATGTAACTGCCCCTTACCACGTCCATTTCACCGAAGGGGTCGTTGACGATGACATGGCCGCTCGTGACGCCGATTACGGTGAGCCAATGGCCACCACCGGATGGCTTGCTGCTGGTGCCGTGATGCAAGAAGCCGCAAGGGATTGGCACATTGCGTGCGATCTGCCGTTGCAGGTCATCCCAGCCGCCGTCCTGCTTAAAGCTTGCCTTAATGCCGTAATGCGCTAAGGCCTTGAGCTGTGCTTGTACATCAGTGGTATCGCCGTAGCGCAGCACTGTTTTCAGGTACTGGTCATCAGCCGCAGCACCGCTGATTACACCAGGGCGCAGATAAGCCAGCAACATGGCGCAGCTAGAGCTGAAGCACATGCGATTGGCTTGGCCTGCCACCGTGGAATCGCGCTGGCTGTAGTACGGCACCTTGAGCGGCTCACCCGGCTTTTGCTGCGGCGGTACGTTCAGCCGTTGATGACCGCAGAAGACGGAAACCTCGGCAGCACGGCGCCGCTCTAAACCAGCCAAAACTGCCTCGCCCGCATGCACCCACTTCGGTAGCTCTTCGCGGACGACATGGCAGGGTTCCTCACCAGCCAAAAGCCGTTTACGCAGCGTGCTCTCTTCCAGTGCGCCAAGACCCAGGTTGTAGGCAAAACTCACGAGAGCACCGACCTGATTGGGCTTCCAACCCTTGGCCATCGGCAATAGGTGCAGCACACCGGGGCCAAAAAGGTTTTCGACTTCGTTCTGCAACAACTCATCGGCTAACGCTTGGCTGATCGTGTCGCCACTACGCACGGGTGCATCCATCAGCCGTGTGGTACCCCAACCGATCGTCCACTGACCAGCTGGGCACTTGTAGGCCTCTAGGACGCAACCTTCAAATTCACGGATTAACTTCAGTGCTGGCGCTACCCACGATGGCGGCAACAGCTCTTTTGGTTTGGGGTCGGCGCGGTACAACTCCGCAAATTCAATCAGCACCTCATCGCTGAGTTGACCTTGCAGCCAGTCCCACGCTGCAAGCTGATGCGGCAACTGCTTGAAATGCGCTGCTGCTTGACGAAGTTGAATTACAGCCATCGTTTATTTCAGGGTTGTGCTGACGTTGCGCAGCACGGCCTTGATCGGGTCGTACAACTGCACCACTTGCTCGATTTGGCGAGCGGTTGCACCATGACCGGTGGCGCTGGCGATGCTGGCGGCAATCTTGGCGGTCATCACCTCCGGCGTTGCCGTACGCAGCAGATTGGGCATGTCGCTATCAAGCTGCTCATAGACGAGCGGCAGGGCACGGCGAAGCGGGCGATCGATTGCGGCTTTCGCCAAGGGCTTCAGTACAGCCTCGGTTAAACCCATAAACAGAAAAGCCAATAGAGCGTCACCGAAGGTGCGTAAAGACATGGGACTAGGTGGTAGGTGGACCATTGCGACGGCTGCGGGTAATGGAGCCATCGGATGGGCTGCGGGGTGACTCCGTAATGAAGGCCCACATGGTTGATGCCGCACCACCCGCCACGGTGAACGCTTGCGTCCATTGATTGCCGCACTGGCCTGGGCGGCGCAGCTCACAGCTGGCGACATTGGCGCTAGCCATGATCAACATGTAGCTGTAACAGCCAACAATTAGGCGCAGAACCAAAGTCACCACGGCCGGGTTGCTCATGGTTTGTGCTCCGCTTCTAGCTTGGTGACGCGCTGCTCTAAACCATTAAGGCGACCATAGGTTTCTTTCTGGTCGGCCTTGATATCGGTATGCAGAACCTCTAGGCGTGAGGCAACGTTTTCAACCGCAACGGTTAAGCGGACGACAGCATCTCGCGCCTCGGTTGAGCGCTTGGATTGCGAGCCAAAGCCCATCGCTCCAACAGTGATTGCGGCGCCGACGACCGCTGCAGCTACCTCGACCACGGCGACTGGAACCCGATGGATTCAGCGTAACGACAGCTCTTATTTGCCTTGGCCGCGATAGCGCTTATGGCGTTGATTGCGACTGGTAGCAGCGAGCGATGTGCGGAGCGAGTTACCTTGCCTGGTCTTTTTAGGGGCGCCAGTCTGATGCTCAATGCGAGATGCACCAGTCTTTGCCTTCATGGTGAATACAACTGCTTAGCTAACAAGATAGGGAGTCGCAATCAACCGTGATCATCCCGTGGATTGATCGCTAGCAAGCAATAGGTCAAAAAAATGCCGGCGCACCAGGCACCGGCAAGCACTGCTGCAGTCAGCATCGATCAGGCGGCCCAAGGCACACCAGTGGCCTTAGTAGGTGTGCGCTGCTGATCAATTTGAGCTTGTAGGGCAGCTTGGATTTCGTTCACTTTTTCTTCGCCGCCGAGGGCTTCCTGCACCCAAGCGATCACCAGATCTTCGGTTAGATCGGCGTAGGGGATCAGGTTTTCGGGGCGCTGAAAGCCGATACTGCCGTAGGCGCCAGCAGAGTACACCTCGTCTTTGGCATTAACGGTGTAATGGGCCGTGAAGACAAAGCCGTCGTCTGTTTCGCGTTCCAGGGTGTTAATGCCCCAGGTAAAAGTTGTCGCCATGATGAAAGACCGGTCGTTGACAGAGTAGAAGAGTTGCAACCAGTTGGGAATGGCCGGTTGCCCGCCTAGTGAGTAGGACTTCTGTGCCTCAGCAAGCCATCAGAACGCAAGGAACGCAGTAGCTGCCATCGTCGTAAGTGCAAGTGACGTGAGTTGAAGTCACCTTTGCGACGGTCTTGCTGCGAACGATGTCGTCGTCCTGCGGCTTGGCGGTGCCATCACCAGCTGACATCAGCAGGTCGCCGCGCTGCACCGTGACGCCCTCAGCAATGCGGATGATGAAGTCACCCGTCATCGCACAGTAGAAGTCGTCGGTGTAGGTGTCGTCGTCATCGTCCCAGGCTTGGAACACACCCGACACGTTCTTGTCACCTTCAACGTCGCTGACCTTCATCCGGTTGAGCTGTTCGTTGTCTTCTTCGCCCCATTCGCACATCTCGTCGATGTTGGAAAGGACGGAACCACGAAGGATTTCGGTACGTTCAGCGACAGCAGGGAGTTGTGACCAGCGGGAAAGGTGGGCACCGTTGTAACTGACGGTGGTGCCGGAGACAGAGATCGAGCCTTCGTCCGTGCCGTCCTGTCTAAAAACAATGATAGTTCCATCAGTAGTTTGTCGATCAAAAGCGGCTAGTACATTTGAAGATCGAACACAAGAAAGAACACTGCCATTTAGGAGAACTGTGCCATCACTTGTAATCCTCATCCGCTCCGTCGGGCTGCTCGCTCCGTCGGCGGTAGTGGAGAACACTAATCGGCCTGGAGTATCATTGGCACCGGGAGTGCCGTCTATTTCAGCGTTTATTGATGCGCAATGAGAGACTAAATCAGTTCCGTCCGCTACGGCAAACTTGATTGCACCAACAACATCGTTGTTTTGCACAACAGCTATACCACCGGCTGCCGTGCCCCTTGATTTACCAAGCGCAATCTCAGCGCCAAACTGATCGGCACGGTTGCATACTAAACTAAGCAAACCAGAGCCAGTTGATTCTACCTCCAACACAGAAGGATTATCAGTACCAACACTACGCGCATTAGACGTGCCAACTAACAACCTGCCGGAGCTGTCGATGCGGGCGCGTTCAGATCCGCCACCAGTTGCAAATAAAAGATCGCTTTGCGTCCTGACTGTACCTTGAGTCGAGGTGCCAGAAGATAAAGTTGCTGCACTACCGATGTAGATGACATTAGTGCCAGAAGACTGCACTGACAAATAACCGCCACTTGCATTGCTCGAATTAAATCTTGCAAGTTCTTGGCCAGTACTTTCGCAATGTAGTAACGCCTGAGGCCCAGTAACGCCAATCCCTACTCGGTTTTCCTGTGTAATAGTTAATGGTGTTGCACCGCCTAAAGCAGAATGTGCAAACCTTAACTGTCGACTAGCTGAGTTGGCGCCATTTACAGCCTGGACTTCCCAATAGGGATTAATGCCCGCAAGATCCAGCCTGATAATCGAGCCAGAAACGTCTTCGGTAGTGCCATCACGAATATGTAATTTTGCGCTAACGCTAGAAGTCCCCAGACCTAAGCGGCCACTGGAGTCAACACGCAGTCGTTCAGTACCTTCTGTCGTAACAACAAACCGACCATCCGAGCCGGTATCAATGACTTCTGCACTGCTATTGCCCTCTTCAATCTTGTCAGTATTGACGGTCAGCGTTGTCCAGCTAGGTGCTGCGCCTGTTCCACCGCTAGTCAGAATCTGACCGCTAGTTCCGTAGTTTGCACCGCCAATTCCTATCTCACCATTGGCACCAATACGGATGCGCTCAGAGCCACTAGTCGAGACTGCTACTTGGTCTGCACCAGGGGAATAAAGACCCGTGTTGGTGTCGCCGGTAAAAGTAATAGTTGGGACACTAGAAGAACCAAGCGCATGGGTAAATGCACCGGTCGTAGTAATCGCTTGGCTACCAAAGTCCGGGCTGATCTTGGTGCCAGCAATCGCAGCACTGGCATTCACATCGGCGTTCAGGATGGTGCCATCCAGAATCATCGTGCTGGTCACACTGCCGGTATCACCCGTGGTGATCACAGTTCCGCTGATATCAGGCAGATTGATCGTGCGATCAGCAGTTGGATCAACAACACCAAGTGTCGTCTCGAAGGTGTTATCGGTTGCACCTTCAAACACCAAACTGCCGGTATTACTGACCAGCAACTGACCAGTCAGCGTGTCACCAGCTTTGGCCAGCTTTTCGTTATCAACCTCAGCAATAGCGCCCTGAACATTGTTAGAGACGATCCCACCAGTCGGTGTAAAGACAAGCGATGAAGCGGTCTGCGCCGTCACCGTCTGTGACACATCCACCAGCACGTAGCTGGTACCGTTCGACAGCAGCAAATCTGGCGGCTGCAGTGCAGTAATAGGTGCGGGTGATGCGCCAGTGCCTGTATTACTTACAACGACGTAGTAACGGTTATTCAGTGCAGAGGCTGCAGGTAGAACAGCGTTATTGGTGAACCCCGCAGCCAGACCCTGTGCTGTAACCGAAGTCAGCAGGTTGGTGGCAGCGTCGTAAGTACCAGCAAAGACAATCTCGCCGGCGCTAATGCCTACAGGCTGGTAAACATTGCCGTCCCAGAGGAACAGATCGCGGCTGATCGGGTTAAAGAAGAATTGACCGATGTGATCTGGCGTTGGCGTATCCGCGCCAATCTTTGAAACAGAAAAGTTGGCAAGCTTGCTGCCGATCACCGTATTGGTGCCAATTCGTCCAATATCCAGCGTTCCTGTAGTGATCTTGGCGGCCGACAGGTTCGGGATGTCCGATTCCGACAGCGCGGCAACACCAGTGACGTGGCCTTCATTGTCGAAGCTGACTTTGACGCCTGAGCCAGTACCAACAGAGTTGTTATGGTTGAGCGTTCCGGTGTTGGTTACGTTTAGGCCAGTGCCCGGCTGCAGAATCCCGTTCGAAGATGAGGTGGCAATTGGAAGATCGCCCGCGTCAATAACACGTCCAGCGGTGATAAGACCCTTGGAGGTGTACTGAACAATATGAAAATTGCTCGCTTCGGCCGTGACGCTGTTATTGACGATGATCGTGTCGCCCGACAACGACAGACCATTGCCGTTGACGACGACCGCACCCTTTGTCGTGGTCGTGGCAGTCGGTAGGTCGGCGCCAACAATGGGCCTGTAACCAACGGTGCCAGCCGATGCTGTCGGACCGGCCAAAAACTCAGCCGCGTTGGCGGTATTGTCCAGCGTTGCGCTGATCGTGACTTCATCGCCCACCGTGGTAGCGACGATGTTGATCACACCAGCGGTACTACCTAGAACCGCGTTGACGCTGCCGGCAGCTTTGACGCTCACCCAAGTGCTGCCGTTCCAGCAGTAAATCTTGCTGTCGTCGGTGTCTAACGCGATCTGACCGACAAACGCCCCGCTACCGGGAAGCGTGGTAACTAGGTCAACACTGGATTCATCAGCAAGCTTCGCCGCAGTTACAGCATCATTCGCAAGTTGGCTGGCTGTAATGCTGCTGCCAGCTAGTGCTGATGCAGGGATCGTGCCCGAGCCAAAAACAATCTTGGCGCCTGGGATTGTGCCATCAGCAATCAGCGTGGTGGCGTTACCGACAAGATCGGTGACCGTGATCTTTTTGGTCTCGCTGGCGCTGGTATCGGCAATGGGAAGAAAATCGCCGGCCGCAAGGTTGGCACCAGCCAGTGTGGCCAATTCGCTGATCCTTAGGTCCGCCATTGCAGCGCTTCCCTTTAGCGTTTACAGGTATTACGAGTCTAAGGGTACTAATCCAGCTCTTCCAATAGCACAAAGGCGTTGGGATTTTGCTCCAGCCTAATTTTGGAATTGTCCTCTTGTAGCAGGAAGCGATTCTGTTGCGTCTGCGCCCGTAGTCGAATTGGTCCGGTGGCGATGAAATCAATCACGCCAGTGACAAGCTGATCAGCCGCAAAACTGATCGCCGATGCTGTGACGATGCCGTCAAAGTCCCACCAGAGGCTGTCGTTGACTTGATTGGCGCCAAAACCTGGACCGTATTCAACGGCTCCAGGGGTTTTGATATAAAAACGACCGTTAAACGTTGAGCCTACCTCGGTACGCAGTACAAGCTGCATTAAGTAGTTGACTGGCTCTTCGTGCGTGTTGTTGGTGTAGTTCCAGTGAGCAGTGAGTCGGCCGCTGCCGCTGATCAGGCTGCTGTACTGCTGACGGTATTGGTCACTCAGCGTGGTGATGTCGACCGTTTCGCGGTTGGTGTTGAGTTCGTATTCAACAATGTCGCCAAGCACGCGCCGCTCGCGATCACGGACGATAACATTGAGCGGAATGTTCCGAGCTATCGAAGTCAGTGGAACACGGCCGGCAATAGCCCCATCCAAGCTGGCAGCAAAGCTGGTGTAGAGACGGATGCCGCCGAGCTGATCGACAAAGATGTACCACGCACCACTGCCGTGACGACTGCCATTGGCCCAGCCGCTGGGATCAATAAAGTCGAGGTTAGTACCATCTGTGGAGGTGATTTCAATAAAGTCACCAGTAATTAATAGGCCTTCGTCAAAGTCGAAGCTGAAACGATCTTGAACAGGATTGACATCGGAAGGATTTAGAATCGTCTGCTTGGCACCTTCCAACGCGGTGCGCGTCAGCTCGATGTTGCCGCTTTGGCCAAGGTAAATGCCCATTAGATCGTCACCGCACGAAGCGCTCCAGTGGCTTGGAAGCTGATCTGCGCCGTGCTGACTTCACCGACATTGACGCCGTAAGAAACGCTGGTGATCCAAGCGTCTAGTGCCACGTCATTGGTGGCATTACCTTGGACGAAACGCAGGGTAATTCTGACCGTGCTTGTATCAGAGACACCATCGACTTTGAGGATGTTCTTCAGCAGTGTGGCGGCATCATTACGGCCCGAAGCGTCGCTGTAATACAGAAGAGTTGCACTGCCACTAAATTCTTGGACGCCTGGCACGTAGCTGCGTTGAGCATCACCAAGTGTGGTGGTTTCGAGCGCTTCAAGGTTGCCGGTCAGCGTCCAGCTGGTGACCTTAATTTGCTCGGAGTCGTTGATCAGTAGACGGCCGTCGCGACCGGTATATGCCTTAAGCATTAGATCACCGCCACCAAACTTACTGTAACGCTACTGCGCCCAGGCCTTACTGCCTGTATTACAGGAGCTGAGTCGTAACGCCAGCGTGCTGTAGGTGGCGCGTCAATCGTGGCGGCTGCTCCAGTCCAACCGGTGCGCACTTCGCTGGGCAGCGTAAATGTGCGGAACGTACCCAGTTGTTCGGCGTAATCAGTAGCAAATAGCTGGGCGTTAACATCAGTGATGTTGTCGTAGCTCAGGCTGAGTGTTGCGTTGGTGCGGCGGTTGCCGTACAGGATGCGAACCTCCGCGCCGGATTGCGCGTTAAACCGTTTGATCGGAAAGTCGCCCCCGCTGAATTCGCGGCCGGTCGGTTTCAAGGTTGGAAACGCCATCACTGAGTCACCCTGAAGTTGCCGGGAGTCAACACGTCCTTTGCAACAATGCTAGCTCCAGAGGAATCGACGGGTACTTGCACAGCCGACACATTGATCAGACCCTCTTCGTCCAGCGTGAGCTGTTCGACTTGGAAGATGCTGCTGTTGTTCTGCTGGCTTTGAATCATAAACAACGTGTTGTGTACTGAAGAATCAGAAATTACGTTGCCTGATACAAAGAAAGACTTCTCGATAAACTCTCCTGTTGACGGATTGAAAAACATGGCGTCGTAGTTGCCGTCATCAATCGGGTTGATGGTATTCAAAGTGCCGGCATCGGTGATCGCACCAACCGTGTTGGTATTGAAGGTGGTGGCTGTGGTCATCACGCGGTCT